GCGGCAGCTGCCAAGCCGGCAGCGATCCCGACCTTCTTCAGCGACGCGCCAGCAGATTTCCCGAACTTGCCAATTTTGGACTGTGCCTCATCCAGGCCTTTGCTCTTGAACTCGGTCAGGATGGGGACTACGACGGCCATTAGCGCTCCAACTCTCTCGTTATGAGCCGCTCAACCTCACGGAGCGCGTCGAGCATCTCGGCCTGCACTTTACCCAGGTTCGTTTCGGCCGCTGGCCATAGTGCGCGCGACGGCCGCCGCGTCTTGGCCGACAGTCTTGCGTTGAATGCGCTGCCAGGGTTCTTGCGGCCAGCCACTTCGTAGATTGACGCCGCCACGTCTTTCTGCACGACCTTGATGAGGCCGCCAGAGCGTGCGCGGGTGTCGAGCTTTAGCTGCACGTTGCGGCGCGCTTTCGCCTGGCTGTAAGGGAACAATTCGCGGCCCTGTTTGGTGCGCCAGTTGCGCGACATGCCTGACAACGCTTCGGCTGGGTAGTTGTCTTTCGCGGCGCTGATGATCGGGTCAGCAATTTTCTTGGCGTCTTTCAGGAACTGTTTGCGGGCTTCAGGGTCAATCCTGCGGAGAGTTTTCAGGGCTTCTTTGCCGCCCTTGACTTCAGCCTTTACGGTGACCGCCATGTGCTCTCCTTTCGTCGTTGATGATCTGAATGCAAGTATTCAGGGCCGCTTCGTCAAACTCGATGTCTGCCGGCCAGAAGCCGGTGGCAACGAGCAGCTGCGCTAGCCCATAGTTGAATGTTCCTCTTGGGTAGGGTTTGTCGGTTCGTCGTCCAGCACTTCGATGTCACGCACGCGTTTCACAAAGTCATCAAAGACGGCTGGCACGGTGATGCCGGCAGTCTTTGACGCGGCCCAGGCGAAGAACGCCATGTCTTCATAGCCGATGCCGCGCGCCAGGTCTGACACTTGGCGCTTGAACTTGCGTTCCCATTCGATCACGTTCGGGAACACCGTCGTGACTTCGTAGGGCTCGCCATCGGTTGTAACGCGCAGCCTGATTTTCATTTTGATTCTCCTTGCACGGTTGGAGTTGGTTTATTACGGGGTGACGTCGCGCACCCAGGTGCCGCCGCTGAAGCTGACGGTCATCACTTGGAGCTCGTTGATCGTGTACGCGATGCTGTAGGACTCGATCATTGTGTTGCTGATCGTCCACTCGGGGTTGTCGGCCGCGAGGGCGCCCGAACCCTTTTTGACCACAATGGTGGTGTCGCCCTGGCCGACTTCGCCGGCGATGACGCCCTCAACTTCGGTCGCGCCGTAGCTGACATAGAGCTCTATGGTTCCCGACACGGATTGGAGCCCTGCGACGGCCTTCATGCCGGTGTCGCCGAAGGCGGTCGCGTCGAGCGACGTGTAGCCGAGAACGAGCTCGACGGAGCGCGCCTGATCGGTCAGATCGGTGGCCGCAATTTTGAGCTCTGCTGGGTTGGACAGGTAGGTGGTGGTTGCCACGGTGTTTCTCCTAACTGCGGGTGGTGGCCACGCGCACTTGAATGTCGTAACTGGGAATGTCTTGGCCGCCAATGGTGGTGACTGACGGCTGGCCGCCGACGACGCTGATCGGGCTGTTCATGATCGTGTCGGCCGTCGTGATAAGCCAGTCCTCGGCGTCGAGGTTGGCTGGCGGCGCGGCGAGCAGTCGCAGCTGGAACGTGATGTCGGCGATGTTTGAGTTGAAGCAGGTGAACGTGGGTGGCTCGACCAGGACGGTGATCGGCCTGGCGTTGCGGCTGTCGGTGACCACAGCGAGCCCTAGAGCCTCTAGAGAGGCCACCAGAGTGCTCCTAGCGGCCGCGAAAACCCCTGTGGCGGCCATCAGGCCACCTGGCTGCGGTTGACGCCTAGCAGGCGGTTTATTTGGCCCATAGAGCCGAGGGCGGTGCCGCTCAGCGGCTGGTCGCCAAAGCTGGCGAAGCTGTCGACGCTGCCGCGTTCACGGTAATACGCGCCGGCCATCATGACGGTCGCAAGTTTGACGTCTGCGCCCGGCACCGTGGTGAGGCTGTCAAAGTAGCCAGCTTCTTTGCGGCGCCGAAACGCAAACGCGTTGGCAGCATCCGTGCATGCGCCAACGAACGTGGTGTCGTTGGCAGTCGCAACGGTGATGCCTAGCCACGCGAGAACGTCAGCTGCGAGAATCCAGGTGCAAGTTTGTGTCCAGGTGACCGTTCCCGAGTCGGCCTGGCGCTCGATGTCGTCGCCGGCATCGGCGAACAGCAGCTGGTTTGTGATGATCTCGGCTGGGTCAAAAATCCAGTCGCCTTCGTCGTCCACGCCCAGGTAGCGGTGCGTCGGGATGTCGAGAACGGTGTGGTTGCCGTTCAGGCCGGTCTGTGCGAGCCCCGCGACCTGGATGGATTGCCCAACCCCGATGTCTGTGCCTTCCAGGGTCTGCACAATGGCGTAGTCATCTACCCGCGTGACGTGGGTGATGGTGAACGTGGCCATTGTGCAGACTCCTGGGTGCTAGCTGGGGTGATGGATCAGACGAACGCGGCCTTGATGAACTTTGTGTCGTCGATCATCAGCGTGGCGAAGTAGCCACGGAACTTGATGTAACGCGACAGCGAGCCGTCTGCGGCCTCGACCGAGATCGCGCCCTTCGACTGCTCGAAGATCTCAAAGCCGTCCGGGTGGCCGATGGCAAGGGTGCCGCTGGCAAAGTTGCGATCCACGACGACCTGAAGGCCGAACGCGATGCCGGCCGACGCACCAGGCGCGAGATTGCCGTATGCGTTCATCGGGCCAACCTGCGGGAACAGCGGACGGCCCTGGCCGTCTTCCAGCTGGCCGAGCGACGCCCAGCGGTTGGGGGCCACGAACAGGTGGGTCGGGAGCCAGCCGTTGCTGCCTGACAGGATGTCCGAGGCCGCGGTGTACATCCAGGTGACCCACTCGGTCGGGTCTGCGATGTTGGCGCTGGTGAAGTTGTTGCTGTTGCTGATGCCGGTGATGAGGTTGTCGGCTGCCACGTTGTCGGTTTCGTTGGCGTAGACGCGGCTCATGTCGTCGAGCAGCAGGCCGAGCACAGCGGGGTCAGTCCATTCCTGGTCTTCTTCGGACAAACGGACGTAGCCGCCGTAGACGCCCTTCGTCACCTGGTTGTCAGAGACGACGAACGTACCCTGGTCGAGAGCTGCGTTCTCACCATTGGATGCGCCAATGGTTGTGTGGGTGCTGACCGAAGGCCTACGGAAGATCTTGCCGCCGCCGGGCATCGCCTTGACGCCGATGGCGTCCACGACGGGGCGCATGCCACGGAAGTTGTTGTAGACCGTGCCGGTGATCGGCTCGGGCAGGATGCCAGGCGTGTCAGTCGTGACAACATCGGGAGCAGCCGCGCGGATCTTCGCGTTGAACTCGGCGAACTCGGCGCCGCCTGCGATGAACTTGGCGATGTATTCCGATGCGCTCGGCAGCTTGAAGTCGGGACGCGCTGCGGCGTACACGATGGGCTGGGTCGGGATGACGGCGTTGGCCTCTACGGCCTCGGCCTTTGCTTCTTCAGACATGGTTTCTCCTTCTGTCTGTTCTGGGTGGTTTTCGTCGTCCTCGGCCGAGGCGGCGATCTGGGTAATGACGGCATCCTCGAATGCCGGCACCGCGACGAGGCTCAGCTCGATCAGCTCCGCTTGGGAAACGATCATGGTGCCTGCTTTGTCGAACTTGAACTTTGTCGGGTTGGCTCCGACGCTGACGCTGTCATAGGCGCTCGACTTGACGAGCTCAACAGCGTCAGCTGATGCCCTAGTGCGTGCGAACTCGGCGACGAACTCCAGGCCTGCTTCGGTGTCGGTGAGCTCCACGACGGTGCCGCGCAGCTGCGTGAGATCGTGGTTCTCGACCAGCTTCGCGCGCTTCTGGGCGGTGTTGAATGCGCCGCGCAGAAACTTGACGCGCTGGCCGCCGGTGACGGTGGCGACAACATCCCAGGGGACTGCGACGCCGGCGATGCGTGCGGGGGCGTCTTCGCTGCCAGCTTCGGCGATGATGAGCTCAGGGTTGGCGGTGAATTGGATCATGATTACTCCAGGTTCATTTCGTCTTGGGAAATGTCGGGCGATGGTTCACGCACCATGTCGGGCTGATCCATCATGAAGTCTTCAACGTATTCGTCAATGTCGAAAGAACAATGACGGCCGCGCGGCAGCACGTCGTCCATGCTAAGGCGCTCCTCGATGGCATGAAGCAGGGGCCGCGCTCCGAACAGGATCAGATCCTGACGTGACTGTTGCGCGTTCTGGTATGTCATGCCGCTTTGGTCAATGCCGAGCAGGTACCCAGGTACGTCGGTCAAGCGTGCCAGCTCTAGCGCCTGGTATTTGCGGCCCTCGACGAGCTGCAGTTTGCTGGGGTCTTGGTCGAAGGTCTTGAACTCGACGAACTCGTTGAGCGCGGCGATGGCGTTCGTGCGTCGGTTCGCTGACCAGGCGGCGGCCATTTCGGCGAGCTCGTCGCCGCTCATCGGTTCGCCGCCCTTCTGCTGCAAGTAGCCGGCCGCGATCTCATTGGTGGCGAAGCGTTCAGCTGACTGGTCGAGCCGCAGCGCGATACGCACAGCACGCGCCCCCTGGTAGACAAGCCCCAGGTTGCCTGACAGGAACTGGATCACGTTGCTCGGGTCGAGCCTGACGCCATTGAAGTCAATTTTGTTGCTGGGGCCGAACCATTCGGGGCCAGCCTGGTCTTCTGTGGTGACCATGTTGGCTGGCAGCCATTGGAAGGTGGCGGGGAAGCCGGTCGAGTAACGGCCGGTGACGATCCAGAAGGCGCGGCCGTACAGCAGCAGATCCTTTGCGGTCTTCGACATGATGAAGTTCCGCGTCACCTGGGGATCGGGGCGGGTCATCCAGCTTTCGCCCTCAACGTAGATTTTTTCGTACTCTTCGCCGTTCCAGGCGAGCGTGTAGCTCTTCAGGTCGAGCGTGCCGACGACGGTGGTGAGCAGCGAGACAGCTCGGGCAATGGTTGGCACAGATAGGGCAGCCTCTTCTTGCGCCCCTACAACGTATGAATAGAACTGCCCTACCTGGCTGGCCCCACCGGCGGCAGCGTGAATGGGGACGCTAGCGGCGGCCGGTGCGGTGATCTTCTTTCGTCCCAAAGCCATTGGGCGTCATTGTCCACGACGCTGCACCTATTGGCAAGCATTCTGGCAAAAGATAGAAGGAGATCAGCCACCACCGAAAGCTAGGGCGGCGCGGGTCTTCTGCTGGGGTCGAGCGATCAACGCGGCCGCGAAGATCATGCACCTGGCCAGCGTGATCGGCCCTGGGCTTTTCTGGCTTGACAGGACATACCCGCCGCTCGTCTTGACGCCTACGGCGCGGTCTACGTGCTCGGCCAGCATCTGTTCGCCGGTATGCACCAGCCTGTGTTCCTGGATGAATTGCCTGATCGTGCCGGTGTGGGTGAGCAGCTCCGAGTACCCGACCATGATCTTCTTTCGGTCGAGCTCGCGGGGCGCCATGTCATGCAGGCTCGGGGTCAGGGCGATCTGGCTGCACGTTTTGGCCGCGTCGGTGACTTTATCCCAGCAGGCCTGGATGGTGTCGGCGACGAACTCGACAGTCACGCCTATCTGGCCGTCGGCGGTGAGTTGTGCGCGAACCCCACAGAACAGAGACTCGTCCACAGAAGTGTCCACAGCCAGCACGCCACCGGCGGGGATGGCGGCCGTTTCCAGCTGCGCAAACAGCCCTGGCTGAAGCCATGCCTGGCTGGCGCTGATCCACAAGTTGAGACTGGCACGCATAAACGCGGCCTTGTCGCTTTGCTCAGCTTCGTCGTGGAGCACGTCGGCGTCGAGCGTGTAGCCCAGGGCTGGGTTGGCCATGTGCCACAGCTCGGGATGCGCGAGCGCGTCGAGGCCTGGCGGGCAGCTCCACTCGGCGAAGAACAGTTTCGTAAACTTGTTTTCGTCAATCGCTCGCAGGGCTTCCTCACGCATTCGGAGCATGGCTTTGCTGTCTTCGGTGCCGGCGGTGCTCCAGCATGACATGAGCGGCGACGGCTGCGCGCGCTGCGATGGCAGCGCACCGTTGAAGAGCACGTTAGGGCTGATGTTCCAGATCTCGTCGGCCACGATGTACGTCGGGGAGAAGCCGTGAAAGGCTCGGTCGGTGGCGGCCTGAACCAGCCAGCGGGAACCGTCAGGCATGACGCATTCGTTGCGGCCGTAGCTCCAGTAGGGCTTCGCACCGAAGTGTGTTTCTAGGATCGGCGCCAGGCGCTCGAAGATCTCAACAGCCAGGTCGAGTTGGTGCGCGGTCGAGATCACCAGCACCGGCTGGCCGCGCCGCACCGGCTCCTGCGTCAACGCCCATCCGATGAGCGCAGTCAGCGCCACCGTCTTGCCGTTCTGGCGTGCGACGCTTACCAGGCTGCGCCGGCGAACCAGATCACCGTGCTCGTCGTGCTCCAGCTGGCCGTCCAACGCGGTGCGCTGCCACGGCATCAGCTCGACATTCAGAAACTTCGCGGCCCACTCAGCGACCTGCGGCCCATAAGTGCCAGATCCCAACAACCCAGACATCAGCCTCGGCGGGATCAGCCCAGGTGCAGCCAACTTCGGAGCAGTCAGGCTCGACACGTCCAGATCAGCCTGACTTGAACCCTTCTGGGATACTTCCCTGGA